TAGTCTTGATACCTGTGTCCTGTAGTATCGATCTAATTGCATCTATGTAAGTTTTTTCCTCTTTCATTCTTTTTCTCTGGTCATCTATCTTTGTGAATGCATCTCTCAGAGTTTTTAGTTTCTCTGTGTCTGCATCACCCACACTACCTTTTTCTAATGATTCGATATCCCACTGTAACTTATCATTGAACTTTTGTAGTTCAGTAATACTACTTGCAAGTTTTCCAATCTCAACACGATGTCTTTGTATCTGTTTAGATTTTGTGGTGAACTCTTTTATCTTCGTTTCAATCTTTGTCATTTCCTCTGACATCTTTTGTAAACCTTTAGATAGTTCTTCGACTTCTACACTTTTCTTCTCTATGCTTTTTCTTTTGAACTCTTCGTCTATATGTTGCTCACAAGTTGGGCAATCATTGTTATCCTCAAAGAACTTTATTAGCGTTGACCCGCGATGATGTTTGTCTTTGATAGAGAACTGCATATCTTTGAGTTTATCTCTTTTATCTATTGTGGACTTCTCATCAGACATCTCTTCTAGTAATAACTCAACCTCTGTTTCAAAACCCATCTTCGTTATGTTTCTCTCAGATATCTGTTCGTCATTCTTAGATATTGTGTTTTGTTTTTCCTCTATGATACTATCTTTGTTTTTCTTGATATCCTCTATAAAGTTTTCTTGTAGTTCTATCTTTTCAGATGTGATGTCATACTCATAATCTACCTCACGAATTTCATCAGATAGACTTTTGAGTTGTTGTCTTGCAAGTAAATTCATCACAGAGAATATCTGAATATCTAATATCTCCTCAACGACCTCTCGTCTGTGTCTTGCTTTGAGTTGCATAAAAGGTACAAATGTTGAACTACCAAGTATCACGACCTGTGTGAACGACCTGTAGTTCAGTTTAAGTATTTGTTGTTCTAGTATTCTCTGGTAATCTCTGACGTTTGCTTCTTGGTTCATCATCTTACCATTCTGGTATATCTCAAACTTGTTTGGTTTGATACCACGAATGACTTTGTAATCTCTTGTTCCAATAGAAAACTCTATCTCTATCATTGTTGATGAGTTATTGATTGAGTTGACCAGTTGATTTTTGTTGATATTTCTAAATGGTTTACCAAACAAACCAAAACAGAGAACATCTAGTATCGTAGACTTACCAGCTCCGTTCTCACCTATGATAAGTGTTGTAGGACTTCTGTCTAGTTGTATCTCTGTGAAAGTGTTACCAGTGGATAGAAAGTTCTTCCACCTTGCATATTTAAATATTATCATAGTTTTACTGCGAGTGTTATCAATATTCCAATGAGTAGTATATTAGTAAGTATCATCTGTATACACAATATCAAATGATACCATACCCATCTATGTTTGTATAGTGTATGTATGTTTACTTTAGTATCAACCACATCGTCTTTTTCATCTAGATGTCGTCTGACACCTAACACACCCAACCATTCTTTTATCATTCACCTATCCTCACTTCACTTTCGGTTTCGATAACTACTCTTGCACCACAAGATAGTATTGGTTTCTCATTCCCACCATATCGAACAACAGATGGCCCCAGTACCTCCACTGAGTGACAGTAGGTATTCTTTCTACCTTGCTTTACTGTTATTACTGGTTCATTAGTTCCGTGTTTTTTATTTGCACGAATTTTGTGTTGATTAACATGGATATAAGTTTTCATAGTTCTAAGTCTTGTGCCTCGTGATATAGTTTTGATATATCACTTTTTAGTTTAGTTTTATCTAAGTTAATATCTAGGTCATCTATATATTTTCCTAGTAGTGTCATGGTATCTTGTGAGTTTTCTACAATGTCATCTGATACTGTATTTGCATCTAGATCTGTAAAGTCCTCTATGATTTTTACTTCGTGACAATCTGCTTTGAATAGTCTGTCTGTAAACTTATCAAACTTATATAAATCATTTTTGTTCACAACTATGAGTTTTACATATTTATTTCTGTATTGAGAAACATCATGATTGTCATAGTTATCTTGTGTATCATCATAGTATATCTTTTCAAATATCTTACTTGGATTAACTATTCTGTGTAATTCTCTTGTTTCAGTATCAAATACATGAAAACCTTTTGGACAATTGTAATCACTCCATGTCATTTGATATGGTGTTCCAAGATAATAAATCTGACCATCATCTGACTTTTTATGAAAGTGTCCAGAGAATATCGTATCAAACTTTTTGAATTGTGATTTATCAAAACCAGACTCAGAGAAGTGGCCACCATGCATCTCAAAACCAGATATTTCAAAGTGGCCCATCATGGTGTCTGCTTTAGTTTCATCCATCATACCAAATGAATATATCTCGTTCTGTGAATTTATCCAAGGCATCAATAGTATTGGAAACCCATCAAAGTTTACTTCTTGTGCTTCTGCATATAAAAATATATTATCATGTCTTTGACCTAATAACTCATTCAAAGAATTTACATCATTTGTATTTCTAAAATAAATATCATGATTACCAACAAGTATGTGAAGATTTATCTCTAGATGTAAAAATGGTTGTATAAATCTTTCTCTAAAATCTTTGAGTATGCGATACGACACATATTTTCGTCTATCCATCAAGTCACCAAGATGAATACAATGTTTTATATTATTCTGTTGTAGATATGGAAAAAACACACCTTCGTAAAAATCATAAAAATATTCATTGAAGTTTAGATTATCATTTCTTGCACCAAAGTGTGTATCAGTAATTAAAGCTATCTTCAATCGTCAGACTCCATAAAATTTTCTAGACCATTTGTTTTCTGGACAGTTTCTTTTTTCTTAGGTTTATACACATCTTCATCTGGTAACATCAAGTCTGGGTCAAACCCTCTGACTTGATATGGTGTGTCATCACCCTCCATAGTTGTGAAAGTATCATATGATCTTTTTTCAATCATCTTATTTTTTATGTGTGCTTGTTTCTTTTCTTTCTGTATTCTACGAATGAATGCATAATAGATTATCTGCGTAAAATATGAAAAGGGATTCTTAGATTTATCTGGGTCAAAGTTATGAATATATTGTAGACAGTTTTCTATACCATCTGATATCATCTCTTGTCTATATGTGTAATTAATAAAATTAGGTCTATATGATAATCCATTTGCAATCTTCAGAAAACACTCACCGATATAGTTTGATATTCTAGGTGGCTCTTCACCAGTTTCCTCTGCGTCTTTACATTTATCTTTCCACTCTTTCATCGCCTCAAGAAACTTTGCATTATCGACATAGTGTATACTTTTCTTCTTAGTTCTAGCCATGATAATCCTTTACATAAAAAATAGTTATTAGAACCAATCTATCACATAAACAAATTCATGTCAATACCTAATTTAGCATTGACAGATAATATACTCCTGTGTATAATCATCTTTGATGTGTATGATATTAATGTATAGTTACATCATCCTTGATGTATTCTAACATTTGGTCTTTTTGATCCTGTTTTTCTTCTTCTTCAATTGCTTTCAGTTCATCTTCGGTTGGTTGGGGAATGTCTAGTCCATCCATTTTTTTAAGGATAAATTCATAATATTTACCTAGTCCGATGGATACGGGCATATTCAATATAATATTATTTTTATTCAAAGTAAATTTATTATCGTCACAATACGGCTGCATCCACCTTACAAGAGATAGTGATTCAACAACACCACTCCTTGTGAATTTTGATAAGGTTTCCATCTTGAGTGGTGACTCTACTAATAATGTAGTGTCCGAATCACTAAGGACATCACAGATGAGATTTTCACCATTTGATAATTTTACTACTTGATAATCTTTTTCACTCATAGTTTTACCTTGTCTATCTGATAGTTAAATTCTTCCTCGTTGTAAATATTTATTCTTTCTTGAAAGTGGTTATATGTAAAATTATTCCAATAACCATGTGATAAATCGTCTGCAATGTCAAATACTACAGTGGAATTTTTAGTTGATGAAGTACGCAGTCCTCGTCCGATTGATTGTAACACTCGTATTCTTGATTTAGATGGACTTGAGAACACGATGTTGTGAAGATTGCGAATATTGATACCAGTACTAAAAGTACCATAACTAGCAACAATGATCGCTGATCTTTCTTTTTCTGTGATTGCACGAATATTCTCCCTTGTTTCTGTATCAGTTCCACCATATACAAAGAATACTTTTCTGTCAAAGTCTTTCATCATATCGTAGAGAACTTTACCATGTTTTTCTACTAGTTGAAATAGAACTAGTGTGTTTCCAGATAGATTGTCGCATAAGCTACTAATAAACTTATTCCGACTAGAGTTATCCACCAAGTAGTCGATTTCTTCTGCATACTTACTTCCTTTCACTTTTTTACATTCTTCCTGTGGGTGTTTCAATACAATACACTTGACAGTCAATTTTGCAAGAGTATTCGTATCTATTAAGTCTTTTGTTGATACTACCTTCTCTACTGAACCAAATAAACCCTCAAGTATCAACCTGTGAGTTTGTGTTCCGTCTAGTGTTCCTGTGAAACCATGTCGATACTTACAGTTCTCTAGTTTAGTCAGTATGTTTGTGAGTGACCTTGCTTTAAATAGATGGGCTTCATCACCTATGATGCAACCAAAATCTTCAAAGTATTTCTTGGGTAGTTTGTAAAGTGACTGCCATGTCGATACGACCACAGGTTTATCTGTGGTTCGTTCATGTCCAGAATATATCCTATGCACATACTTGTCACTCCAACCATAATCTATGAAGTCTGAATACATCTGTTCCACAAGTGATGT